TCAACTCCTCCAGGAAGTTTGACTCCTTGGAATTTAATTAAATTTTGTCCCCACTGACGTTTAATCAACGCTGTTAAGTATGGTTTTAAGAAAGAATCATTCCACACTCGTGCATAATCATTACCGTCCATTGTTCTCCAACAATCGATAATGATCCAATTTCCCACTGCTGCACTACCCCAATCAATATCTAAGTAAAGTCTATCTTGTCTTTTATTAAACCTAATTTGTTTATCAGTTGTCAAAAGAAAATCAATATCTTCAAGATAAGTTTTAACCATTGCATAAGTTAACAATTCAGTAGATCCCCAATAATAAACATCGTTGAGAAACAACTGATATTTAACACTAAACATATTATGAGTAATACTATTAGTGCCGTCAAATTTATAAATTTTGTTTACTCCAATTACGGATGGATGAACTGGCAAATAATTTCCATTCTCTTCATATTTAAATGATGTACTATATCCTACAGTTTCAGTTACAGTTGTGGTTGTAATGCCTACAGATCCAGATGATCCACCTCTTGCTCTTCCTCTATCAATATCATCTTGTGTGATCTGATATTTCATATAAGTTTGATAGACACCATCAAAGTGTCTTTCTTGGAAGAATTGAACTGCATCATCAACAAGATCTTCAATCTGCTCATCAGCAACATTGATCTCTAAAACTGGATAACCCAGTTTTCTTTTACAATAATCGATAAGCTCTTGTCGAGTAGATGGTTGTGCCATTAGAGTTGTGTCAAGACTTCTTGTTGTTTTAGATACAACTTAATATACATCCTTGAAAGGGTTTTCAAAGTTTCAAGATCATTAATACTATCTATATCTCTTGAATGTTTCTCATATTCAAACATTTTATTAATATTTTCTAATGTAATACTATTTGGATCCATTGATCATACTCCTGAGCAAATTTTTAATCTCATCTAAATCACTTTTCATAGAATTTACTTCATTTTCTAGAGACTGAATTTTTTCAAATTCAATCTCCTTAACACGTTTTTGTTCTAAGTAATTTTTATATTCAACCATGTTAACATTCAAAATTGCTTGAGTTTGTTCGTCACGAACTAAGTTGTCATGTCCGTCTACTTTAGAAAACATCATATCATGCGAGAGCAATAACTCTAAATTCTCTTAATCTTGGTGGATGAGCCTGATCTTGAGAAGATCCAATTAATTTAACACTAAAGTATCTAAACTCTGGTAAGTTATTAATAGTGAATTGATACTCTTTATATTCCAATTCAGGACTTAAGTTCTTAAAGTTTGCTGATTTTGCAATATTCTTGTCAGGAAGTCCATCATTATTTGCTGAATCAATGATTGATCCAAGATTAGTTAAATTATTATAACCTGGGAATGGATAGTATACTGGAGTTTCATTTGGATCTTTCATGATGGCATATAATGCTCTCAGATCGCTCAATTGATTTACATAACCAGCTGTGATAATCTTTAATGATGATGCAGGAACTTCAAGCGAAATTGCATTTGTAGCATAAACAAATGCAGATGGATCGTCTTTCAAAGATGAAACTCTAAAGTCTGTAGCATAATTTGTGATTGGACTATTTACTCTATTGCTTGTAAGAATTACACTTACCCTATCTAAGTCAATAACTGGAGAAATATTTTCATCAGCACTACTTAATTTCATATTCAATGTCAAAGATTTACTTCCTGGGAATGTTGCTGGGATAAGTTTAGTAGATTCGTTAATCTTAGATGCAATAATTCGAGGTGTTGAGAAGTAAGTGTTGCCATCCAAATTAATGGGTTCAAATCCTTGATCCAGATAGGACTCTTCGGTGCCATCAATACTACTACCACTAGTTGTTCTCACAGTTGCAGTAATATTAGTATTTGTCAACTTCATTGTTTGAATATTTGGTTTGATGATTTCAAACGGAATATTTTGAGTTGCATAAATGTTTGGGCCGCCAGCAGACTTAGTTTCATTAATATAAAGTCTTGGGAATGAAGTACTAACGCTCCTATCAACTTGTCCGTGTGGTGAAGATTCAGTCTTACCTGCCTGACTTGTATCTACTTTGATATAATAATAATCAAGATCTAAAGATCTATCTAAATCTGATGCATCTTGAAGAGTATGTGTTTTATTGATTCTTCTCAACGAAACACCATCAAGTTCATATTTAAATACTGGAGTTCCTGTAGTGTAAGTAAACGATTTGGTTTGATCAATTTGTCTTGTAATTCCAGTAAGAGTATTTCCACTTACACCTTCATAAGCAATAATTTCTTGATCAATTAATACATAACCTGGATTTGTAGAACTTACGCTTACGTTTTCAAATGTCTGGAAAATACTGATTCCCGTAATTGGATCAAGAATCATATCTGACAATGAAATTGATGCAGTAGAATCTTTAGCAACATCAGCAGTTAAAAATGATGGTAAAGAATCTGGATATACTCCAGAAATTGTAACATCATTGTTTAATGCATACATTCCATGATTCTTATGATTTACCTTAATGAAGGTTCCTTCCTTATCTTCAGAATCGACAGTAGCATAAGTTACCTCTACATTTCCTGCCGTTCCATTTAAGTTTGTGGATCCAATTCCTGTTGCAATATACGCAATAGTGCTTCCTGCACCAGTTGTAAATGTTCCTTGAACATTATCAACGATCAGTTCATTAATTGCGTCAATTGATGAGACTGACAGTCTCAGGTTTCTTCCCAATACACTACCACCAAAATTAGTTGCAGTTAAAACATCACCAACTCTATATCCAGAACCTGGATAACTGATTGTGGCTGCTGTAGCTACATTGTTAATAATTGTAATTTTTGCAGTTGCGTCTCTTCCAGATCCTGTTACATTTGCAAGAGCAACGTCTGCAAAAACACCATCAGAATAACCGATACCTGCATTCACAATTGTCATGGTTCCTGTTGCAGAACCGGCAGCACCTACATAATTGCCACTTGCATTTGAATTCGTTTGAATAATCGTATTTCCAAGAGTTAATCCAGTGTCTGTTACAGTTTTTCCTAATCCTATTCGGAGAACTCTTGAATTAAGTTCCAATGGATTTATAAGCAAGTTTGCAATTTGCTTGTTTCCAATATTTAAATCTGGATTGTAGAAGTTGATGTCGCCAATTGAAGATGTATTAAACTCTGCCCTATACAGAGTCATCTTGAGATCTTCATATTGACTTGGATCCCAAGTTGATCCATTTTGAGACTTAAACAGAGATCCTAACAGAGGTTGTTGAGTAACAATAACTTGTTGAGACTCTGGGCCAGATGCCGTATCTGCAGTCGCTTCTCCCAATCTAGAAATCCAAACATTATATTCATTGGATTCTGAAAGAAGAACAATTGCATGTTCTTGTCCACCTTTCAAATAAACTGGTGAGGGGAAGACAATAGTAGTTTTTACTGAACCATCATCTGAAACATTGATATCTTTTGGTTCTACCGCAATGGAACTTAATGGATAAACCTCAGATTTGGGTGTTCCCAATGTCATTGGACGAAATTGAACAATGACTGGTAAAGTGTCATCTTTTGTTCTAAAGTAAAGATCAACTTTGGTTACAAAAATACCATTCTCTTCGTCAACAAAGAACGATTGTGCGAGAGGATCCCAATAGCAGTATCCCCAACGTCCATATCTATACCAAGGATTATATCCAACAACATTAGATGATGCACTGGTTGATGTTTCAGTTATAGTTCTATTTTCAGTTAATGTTTCTGACGTAAACTCAGCACTTCTAGTTGAAACAATAGTTTCTTGGATTGTATCAAGTTTTCCTTGAGCGTAATAACTTCCTTCGCCACTTGTATCAACTACACCGTCAATTTGAGAATTGACAGAACTACTTGTTAATCTAAAAGTTTTGGTTCCGGTTTCAAATGTTGGATTTGTTGGTACATTTGGATTTGGAATGAGGAAAGATCCAATAACTGTTCCTACATTGTCAGTAACTAATCGAACATTATTAATTGTTGCCTCAGCACCACTAGTTTGTCCCCTCAATTTAATACCACTAACAACACTTCCATAGAAAGATCCTAAAGCCTGCTCAGCAAGACTTGAAACGTCTATATTAAGAATTGTAGATGTGGATGAGTAATCTGAAGGTAATGCAGTGGTATTTTGTTGATCATATGGGTTTCTTACAAATATATCTATTGGATTATTAAATGGCCCATATTTATGATTCGGCGCAGCAACTCTAAAAACAATAGACTCTAGAGTCGTTTGTGGAGTAAAATTTTCTGCAATTGCATTTAGTGGCAGTGATCCAACGACAGTTTCGCCAACTTCAAATACACCAGACTCCATGGTAATTTCGAGTAATTTTGGAGTGATATATGTGTTAACGTCTTGTCCATCAAAGAACGAATATACTTGAGTAAAAGGCCTAAATCTCTTTCCTGTAAACTCAACGTTTCGAGATCTCATGTACTGGAGCATCTCACTGGATACTACAGAATCTCCTAAAGATTCGGTAGTAACTCTTTCATGCAATTGTAAACGAGTACCAGATCTTTGCTGCTGCTTTGTGGTTGTTGCGGTTGTTGTGGTTGTTACTAAAGCGCCGCCCCACCAGCCGCCCCACCATCCACCATAACGGGGATGTCCTGCATAATATCCATAATATCCACCATACCAACCATAATATCTTCCCCAACCCCAATATGGCCAACCATAACCATAATATTGAGCCGATTGGGATTGTGATGATGTAGTTCCACTCCAAGTTGTCTCCCAAGCACCCCAAGTTACTGGACTATATCCTGTTTGAGGATCCCATCCTTGAGCAATTAATTGATCTTGTGTAGCTGTAAAGTTATCAATTTCAACACGCTTTGCATCAATTCTAACTTGATCAACCCAAGTATCTGATGATGGGAACAGTTCAATTTGTCCATTATATTTTGTAACTAAGAAAGGAGTGACATTAACAGATCTTGTAGCATATGGTTGAATAACTTTTTCAACATCAGTATAATCAAGAGTAATTAACTGTCCTGTTCTTCTAATATTATTACCAACCAAATCGGTTACAAATCTAGAATCTGCAGTAGGATCTACAGATTGTCCGATACCGATTAAGGATTTAGAACCAATTAATAAGTCAACTTGAGTTGTGTATGGAGATGGACGCAACTCTGAGTTTACTGGATCAATACTATTTTTGATAATTGTTGATTTATTTTGAGAATTTGTTGTTGTAAAATCGTCAACAAAGAATCCAGATTTAAATCTATCAACACCCAAAGTATCTTTAATTGTTGTGTTTTGAGTAACTGTTTCTAAAAGATTTAAAGTTGTATATGACTCTAAATTTTTAATTCTTTCTTCAAGATTTGAGATATCTTTCATTTGATATCTCTTATGCTGTAAGAAGTTTATTTGTACTTTTGATACATCACACAGATATGGTGGTAATGTAATTGTAGCAACTTCTAATGCGTCTGGTAACGCTGGAGGTAATTCGGGATTTTCTGCAGGATCTCCTAAGTTTAATTGGAAAATTCCTTCTTTAGTTAAAAACAATCTATCAACTCTTGGAAGATAATGTGAATAACTTAATACAATAGATTCGTCTGATGCAAGAATATTTCTTCCACTATTGCCACTGATAGAAAATGTTCTTGATAAAAATTCAAATGGGGATCTAGTACCTTCAGTAGTTGTATAATTTGCAACTCTTGGCCTAATATCTAAAATATCTGTATTATTTACATTTGGTTTTGCAAATGCAACTGTACAATAATCGAATTGATTATAAGAATCTGCAGTTGTAATATCTCCCAAATCAGAAGATGCAAATCCTGCAGACTCAAAAATAATTTTTAATTTTTTTGATGGTTCTTTAGTGTTTGCTTTTCTAATTACCCTTACATAATTATAAATTGTATCAGTTTGTCCATAATCCAATTCATAGTTGTTTAAAATGTTTGTAGATCCTAATTCAATAGTCTGAATGACTCCAGTGATTCCCGATTCTTTAAATGTAACAACTTCGTTTTCTTGAAAGGTTTTTTCATTTAAATATAAAAAGTCAATTTTTAAATCATTATTTCTAGCAACATAAACGCCAACTGCTTTACTGGTTTTTCCAACAAATTGCTCACCAACCAATAAATCGCCCGTTTTTGCGGTTGGGCCATTTAATTGATTGAATGTAATTGCTGGAGTAATTGGATCGTCAGTATTATTTGATTCTAAAATTGCATATAAGAAAGTAACTTCTGGAGTATTCAGCGAAATTTCTTCATCCTGAACTCTTGTACCATATGGATATGATCCATATGTAAGTCCATCATTTAATGTCGTGGATCCAATCCCAGATGCACTTAACTTTGAATTATTAATAACTAAAGTATTGATTCTGTTTTTATTTTTTACTTTTGATGTAACATTAATTTTTCTTAATGTTGTAATTAATCTAGCATTTGTATCATTTGTCCCCAATCCAAAGATTGTAAGTTGCTTAGATTCACTATCAAAAACCAACTTGTCGGAAGTTAAAACTTCAAATGTTCCATCTGAACGGGTTAAAACATATCTTTCTTCGTCAAAAGGTAAGAAGAACTCGTTAGTTCCTGCAGTAACAGTATTTGTCTGATTGCTCGTAATTGAAACAGAAAATTCTTTTCTAATGGTTAAATTTGATTCAGTCAAATCTACCGACATGACATATGATTTTGGAAGTTGAGTATATAAAGTATTGTCTGAAGAAATTTGGAACCTTGATCCAAGAATAGTTAAGTCAGTTACATTAGAAGATGTTGAAGGTGGAGATCCCTTATTGATTCCCGTAACAGTAGTAATACCAGTAACTGTAATTGTTCTTGGTTCTATTGTTAATACTTTAGATAAAGTTGGAAGTGCAGAACCTGGGACTGTATATCCAACTAATGATCCAACTTTTAAATTATTTGTAAATGTAAAATCAGTTGATGTTGGAATTGTAATGCTACTAATACCTGCTGTTGATAGTGCAGTAATAGAAGCAATTCCAACGTTGTAAACTGCTGATGGAATAATATCTCCGGTAAAGATAGTGCTAATACCACTTAATTGAGATACGGATTGTATATCTCTAGTAGTATACTCGGTAATTGCAGTAGAAACTCTACTTGTAGTTTCAACTCCATTGAAAATAAACTTTTCTCCAGATGCAAAAGATCCTTGAACACCGTATGCCGTTATAATACCGGCATTATTAACATCAAATCTCAGATAACCAGTAGCTCCACTTGCCTTTCCTTTAATGTGAACTGGAGTAGATAATGTAATTGGTTCATTCAATGAAATTTCGGTATAAGTTTCAATATCAAATAATGCAATATCCCATTGATTTAAGTTTGCATTTGAAGTAGTATAGGATCCTGATTCTAGAGCAAAATCATAAACTCTAGCAACTCCAATTTCTTTTCCTGCCCCAACTGTCTGAGATGTTCCAACTCTCGAATCTCTTAAACTTACAATAAAAGGACTTGCAAGATCTAAGTTAGGAGCGCCATAAACACGATTTAATGTATAAGTTGAACCAGTTAAGTATTGAATACTTGCGTTGGGTTGTGTTTTAGTTGTTCTTGGTTTCTTAAAGTCTAAAAATACAGTAGAAGTTGTTTCTACCTCACAACCTTTGATATAAGCTTTTCCTGGAGAAATTTTATAAGTTCCTAAATCATCTGCTGGAACATTATTATTATATGTTAACTGTACGGGATCAAATACCCCACTATTTCCCAAATAATTGTTTAATGTCTCTTTTGGAGTGATTGAAAACGATTTTACATAGTAATCGCCAGATTCGTCTGAAGTTCTTCTTGCCAACTCTGTTTGAAGAACATTATACTGTGGATTTGGTGTAGTGTTTTTGATTAATACACCATTTCTAATTTCAAGAAGTCCTACAAAGTTTTCTGTATTAACTACATCAATTTCTTTTTTAGATAACTGTGCTGAAATTTTAAAACGATCAGCGCCTGGAGCAGCATAATTTGAAAATCCTTGAGCATTATCATTTAAACTTTCATCTTCGTCTGAAGTAATGATTTCTTCAATAACATCAAGTCCGACTTTGTATGATGGTTGGTTTGAGTATGGATCTAAAATTAAAGTTTCATCATCAACTTCAACAAAAGATCCTCTTAAGAAATAGATACCAGCAGATAAAATGATTGCTGATCCAATAGCTGAGCAGTCTGAAGTTGTATTTGCAAATCCTTCCCCTGCCTGAATAATAATAGCATCTTTAGTAAAAAGTTCTTGCAGGTTTAATTTTTCTCTATCGGAAAATACTCTTTGCTCTTCAATACCAGATGCCAAATAACTTACATATAATGTAGCATACTCGTTTCCAATTTCATTTTCAGTCAAAACATGAATAATTTTTGCTTCAACTTTAGTAGTATCTCCAATAATAGTTTTTCCTACTAAGCCTGGAAGATATTGATTTACATCTATTCCCAAATATTGATTTTCAATTTTTACAGCAAAAAATTGATTGTTATAGTTTATCTGGCCTGGAATTACAACAGATCCTTCTTTAAATACATGATTACCAAATTGCTCAATTTGATTTTGTAGAGTTGATTGTAAAGTCGTTAATTCTCTTGCCTGAACAGGATATCCCGGTTTGAATAATACCTTATGATAATTTTTTGTTGCATCAAAATCATCAAAATATGGCGAAACGTTGAGGTTAGTCTGTTGAGGCATGATTCTTTAGAATTGCAAAATGACTTTAATATCTTCTTTTTGGTTAGTTGATCTAGTAATCGATGGACGATTATCAACATAAATTGTATTTCCAGAATATTTTTTGACTTCTGGATTTGCTACACCACTTGTAAAATCTTGGCCCAAATAATATGTCCTACTATTTATTGTAGTTGAAATACCACTAAATCCAGTGTCAATTGAAAGGTTTGTGCTGCCACCTTGAATCGTTAGAGAACCTCCACTTGCTGGTAAGGAAGTAAATCTATTTAATTTAAATCCATATGTTGGAAGAGAATTTTGGGTTCCATCAGTATTAAACCCAACCAAGGTTCTGTCTTGCCAATATTTTAAAACACCAGTATTTTGATCATATGAAATAACCCTACCAACCGCTGTAGATCCAACACCAACTGTTTGAGTGATTCTACTATCTGCTGCGAATGTAGCTGAACTATATCCAACTCCAGTCAATTTTAGAGCATAGACTGCACTTGCTTTATCAAGATTTAATAAAGAAGTTGATCCATATGCCTCTGGATTTTCAATAATTCCAACCCTAGCAATTTGATTTCCTGTAATAAAATCTGGATTTTGGGAGTCATTTTCAATTCTAGAGTAAATTAAAACATTAAATGCACCCAATTCTCTATAAATGTTTGCACCATGTCCACCTTTAGGTGGAATAATTACATCAAAAGTTGGTGCGGTTGTTCCTGTCGGTACATTTCCAGCAACTAAATCAACAGTTCCGTAGGTATATCCAGATCCTCCATTAGAAATAGTAATAGATTCTACTTTAGAATCATTATTAATAATGACTGTTGCTTCTGCATTAAAACCATCTCCACGAATAGGAACTCTGGTATAAGTTTTGTTTGCTGTTCCTAAACCAACTCCACGATTTACAATTGTTACAATTTTTAATTGTCCACTAGTAGAAGCATTGTTTCTTACAGCCGAATCTGTAGAATTGGTTTCCCAATCTCTAGGAACTGGCATAAAGTTAATAGAATCAAACTTAACAATATCGCTTGGTTTAATTGTATAAAGATACTTCCAAATATATCCATCTCCACTATTACCAGCAGATCTTGGCTCTAAATCTGTAAAAGTTGGCTCATCTAATGATGGTTTTCCTTCTGGATTTTCAGGATCAATGCCATTATAAAGACAAATATAAACTTTATAATCGCTATTTACTACATAAAAATTTGATGAATATAAACTGGTTACTCCTGAAGGCTTTGATAAATTAGTTCTACTAATATCATGCCGATACATGTCATATGTTGTACCAGAAGTCCAAGTGATTTTTCGAATTACTTGTTTTACGTCACTGGAATTAATTTTTTTTAATGCAATTGCAGTGTCCCAATGATCATTTTCTTGATCAAAATTATCCTTTGGGGCAGGAGGATTAATATCCCAATTAGAGCTATAATTTGTTGCATTGGGAAGTCCTACAAAAGCATAATAAGAATTTGCTGAAGATGTTGCTGCAGCAACGAAATTCTTCGCATTTAAAATTCTTAATTGATCAGTTATAATTGCAGACATTTTGTCGTTTTTTTATCTATTTATGTGTTATAATTGCGGTATTTGAGTGGATTTACTCTTTGAATTGTTGGTGAAGTACTAATTCCTAAAATACCATTATTATAAATTGTAAATTCTTTAGGATCTAATCTGACAAAAGAACTTAATCTTCCCCAACTATATTCACCATAGAAACTACTAAATCCAAATCCACTTAATCCATTATAAGAATCAAGACTTACAGTTACTTGAGCAACATAAGTTAATCCAACTCCAGCAACATCAGTTTGCGCGATAGAAACTGATGCTACCTCGTAAATATTATCAATAAAAGTACTTCCTAGTCCAACAACAGATCCATCTTGTCTTAAAGAGGTAACTCCATATCCAATATTGGAATTATCAATAATAAAGTAATATCCAGTTTGAATTCCACTAACTCCTGTAGTTGCAATACCAACAGTATTAATGTTTAAATCTCTTAAGAAAGAATCTTGAGGAATAAAGAAATCAAACACAATACCCGTAGATGCAACTCCAACAGATGTTGAATTGACTCCTACAATAATACCAAAGTCACCTTCATAAGAAACATTATCAATTATCTCATACTTGGGTGGAGGTTGCTCTATTAAAACAGATGGTGGATTTGTGGTAGTATACCCATATCCAGGATAATCTATGGAAATAGATGTTACACTTCCAGATGATATAGTTGCTGTTGCTGTCGCTCTTGTTGTTCCAATTCCAATTGGATCAGAAATCGTGACAGTTGGTGTTGTTGTATATCCAACGCCTCCATCAGAAATAACGATTGAACTAATTGTTCCAGCGATTGAAACTAAAGCAGTTGCGATTCCTCCAACAATTATATCTTGATCTATAAGAATTAATTTTCGTGGTAACTTAGAACTTGAATCATACTCTTTAGCATGATCAAAAAATGTTTTAACACTTTCGACAAAAATTTCATCTGAAGAAATGCCTACATTTTGAATAATATTTGTTGTTGGTTGAATCAAAGGTTCATAAGAAATTCTATCTTTACCAACACCAACACCATTAATAATTTTATCTTCAGTTTGTCTACACCAAATCAAAGGCCTCAATAGTGTACTATCTTGAGTTAGTCCTGGTTTATAATAAGCATTAGTTTGAATTATATCTGTAGAGTTTATTTGAGTAACCAATCTCTTATTTTGTGTCAAGTCAATGCTATCATCATATAATTGTACGGTGTCGCCTTCTTTGATTGTTTCAAGAATATCAACAGTTATAACATCAATATCACCATTGCCTTTATAAAAAAGTAATTTTGATATGTCTCCAGGTTTTGGAGGCTCTGGGAAAGTAATTGTACTTCCGCCATCAAATGTGTATCCATTTCCGGGAACTTGCAAAATGTCATTAATGAAAACTAATAATGTTGCTTGAATATCAATATTTGATCCTTTTCTTGCTCTAATTGTCGTTTGAAGTCCGTCAATTTTTAATGGGAAAGTTTTTAACTCGCCATCAAATAGATTATCAATAGGATCTAAAACTTGTAAATCTCCAATCGTCATTCCAAAGAAAGAATCTGTTTGAGTTCTATCAATTGCAATTTGGAACTCTTCAAAAGTAAGCGCAGTGTCTGTTGGAATACCAGTTGATCCTCCAGTAGCAACAGTTAGAATTTCGCCTTGTCCATAAGAATATCCAGTGTTTCTAATTTCAAAGTTAATTACGCTTGAACCTTGGCCAACAACAATATCGACAACCGCTCCAGTACCTACTCCAAGAACGGAAGAGGAACTATAAATTAATGGAATATTTGAATATGAAAGTGGATCATCAAATACTACAATTGGGGGATTGGATGATGTATAACCAATCCCAGGATTTGTGATTGCAACTCCAATAACATGTCCATCACTTATAGTAGCAATTCCAATATACTCAATATTGACAATTCCAGTGCTTTCGGTAATAACTCCAACATTGACGTGAGTTTGAATTCCAGATCTATATCCAGAACCACTGTTTCCAATACTAATTGATTCAATAGTTCCCGCAATAGAAACAATTGCAGTTCCTCCTGCAGCAACTAATGGTTGATACCCAAATCCTTCAGTTGATGCGACAGAAACTATAATTCCACCACGAGGAATGCTTGCAGTATTGACATCATAATCTGTAGAAATTCCTGTTCCAGTAAATGTGATTGACGTAATTCCTGATTGCTCACTAAGATCATAATCGCCAATAATTGGATTTGCTCCATCTCTTGCTGGCCCTTGGAAAATTTGATTAATTAAAACTACAGCATTGCTGGTTGAGAATCCTGTGACATTTGAATTGTTTGTTTGTAGCGTAAATGTTTTATCGGATCCATTAAATTGCGAAGAAATATCATCAAAAATGTAATTATTATAGTATGGTTCATTAGAAGTTTGTGGGACTCCAGATTTTGTAAAAACTCTTCCACTAAATGTGGATCCAGTAGTCAATCCAACATAATCTTGTTCATCTGCTCTATTTGATGGATTGGAAAAGGGAACTAGTCCATATGGAGCAGTAACAAAATGAATAGTATTATTAGTAATATTGTAATTTCCTAAAACTTTAGTTATAATAGAATTTTGAGCGTGTGTTGCAACTCCAGTTCCAAGAAGAGGACGTTCAACCACTACAGCATTAGTAAATCCAATTCCAATTGAACTAATCTTCATAATTTCATTATCGATCTTAATTAAATCCCCACCAAAGAATGAGGTGATTCCACTTAATGTTATTTGAGTATCTGTTGCCGAAACATATGTACTAATAGTTGTTGTTATTGCTGTAGAAACAATGGGAGATTGTATTACATTATCGATACTAATCAATGCTTTATTATTTTGATTCAAAGATCTTAAAACATGAGAAGTTCCGATTCCTACACTGCTCAAAGTTAATACAGATGGAGGAACACTTAAAGCTTCAGATGCTGATGCTGCTACCCGAACATAAAGATCATTAACTTTTACGACATACAAATCTGTTGGCAATTTGTCGGTAGTGCCAATACCAACAATTGACGTTGTGGAAATTCCAATTGCATTTAATGTGCCCGCACCAGAATCATCATAAGTGTATGATATTTTTTCACCTGTAACAAAGAAGTGATTTGGAACTTTAATTGCATTTAAACTCAAATCTACAATTGAGGAATCATTTCCAAGAACATATCTTTCAAAAATTGAAAGTTCTTTATAAGTTAGTGGAAAAGACTTTTTGATGTCAATGTCAGTTCCACTATATGATCCATAATCACCCTCAATATTTGCTAATTCTAAATCTATTTCTGAATCTAAAGATAAATTGTGAACATGACTAACTAAATGTTCAAATACTCTAACTTGGCAATCTATATTTGCATTTGGAGTAAATTTAAGTTGATAATTATTACCAGAAAGATCTGCACTGAAATCGCCAAGATATGAGTTTGTAGTTAAAGTTCCAAACTCTGTTATATAAGCATTTGAACCTTCAGAAATACCAATTATCTCTTCAGTTTGATATTGATTATTGGTAGTATCTTCTATTGAAACAATATAATATGCAGAAGTATAGTCATCAAGATTGAATTGAGAAACTACCGTAGCTGTTGGTGATGTTGATGATGCAATAGAAACAAAGTTAGAAGAAAGTTGCGTGTCAAGAATTGTTGAAGTTCCAACTCCTACTGAGTTTGTATTTGCAATAGAAACTTGGATCGTATTTACATTATAATCAGTACTCAATCCAACATTTGGAGTAAAATCGATATTTAAAGTAGATCCCGAAATATATGCAGAGTATGTTCCCAATCCAGGGATTCCGTCTGGTTGAAGAGTATCAGTGGTTAACTGTCCATACTCAAGTAACTCTACATTAGTGTTATCATGTATTAAAGTAATCTCATCGACTTCAAAATATGACTCATCTGAAGCAGTAAATAAAATTAAAACTTTCGTTGATCTATATGTAGATGCAATTCCAACAATAGTTGTTGCTGTAGATGTTCCTATAGATACAAGAGTTGTTGAACTTTGAATTTTTACGACATCACCTAAATTGCAAGTTGCAATTCCCGAAGCAATATCTCCAATTCCATAGGATGATAATGAAATGTCGTAATTATTTAATGCAAATTGTTTTGGGAAAAATAAGAGTTGCCCATCAGTTCCACTTATATTAAAATCAAAAGAACCCAAATCATGAACAGTTTCAACTCTTCCATATTGATTCAAATATGCATTACCACCATCATCATGCAACATCGAAATTATAAGAGTTTCTCTTTCATTTGTGTCAAATGTGTCAAATATAGATGCGATATATTTTTTATACCTATGAGCACTTGTTAGGAAAGTATCAACTACACTGAATTTTGTTGGCCTTGGATTACTATTGAATTGATTTCCTAAATCATCAACAACTAAAACTCTATTGCCTATCGATTCTAAGTAATCTTGCACCACTTGAGAATTCAATACAATCTCATTTGAAGCAAAATTGCCACTAATATTAATAATTCTTTCCGATGCCAAATCAAAATCATATGTGCAGTTTAAACTTACATTTCTAGTGAGATCTGCTATTCCACTAACATCTCCATTATCTTGAGAAGTAGAGATTCCTGAATAAATTGATGGTGACGAATTAAGTAATAAATCACTGAATTTTTTAAATCCGGCAGTGTGATTCAAAGAACTAACAGGATCATTCCAAGTTTCAATTTCTACTTCAGATTTCAGTGAATATGAGAAATATTGATAATAATCATTATCATGAATTCTTTGTAAATCATTATTCAAAAATCCCGTCTCAGTATTCCATCCTTTTCTTACGGTTGATCCGGATCCAACATTATATACTGAGTCTGCTTTAATAACATTATTAATTAATGCTTTAGTTCCCGAACTTTGGCCAATTAATATTTCGTTAGCAATAAAATCTTTGTTAGTTGCTACCTTTAAATTTCCATTCAATTCATCCCATTCTTGAACTACTCCTAAAGAAGAATTTGAATATACATTTTCCCCAACACTAAATTCATTTGGTTCAATTTCTATATCGAAAATTGGAAAATGACTTTGAGGAATTATTCTTCCAGCAGAATTGAGTGGATCAAATGTTCCGGGAATTTGTCCCGCAGAAAGATATGATGTTAAATTATAAGAGACAGTTGCGCCAATACCGCCAATATTTGGATCAGTATTTACAATCGCAAATAAAGCATAGTTATATCCTGAAGAATTATATCCCCTAGCAGTAGTAGCAATACCAACACCTATACCTTCAATTAGAACTTTATCTCCAATTCCAAAGGGGAAATCTGATGCGTTACTAAAACTAGATCCTAAAGTTACAATAACATCTTTAGTTGATTCTATAAAACGAATTGTACTTATACCAACTCCATTAATATTGTTAACTGGCAAAATTGTGGGAGTAGCATTACTTAAACTCTTTGTATTTTTAAGAATAGTAACACTCTGGTTATCCAAATCATATTCCAAATCAACATCATTAATAGTTTGATTTGTTATACCATCAATAACCAATAAATCTGGTGCTAAAGTATAATTTCTTCCAACCGAAGAAATTCCAATCGATTTGAATGATGAAAGATTTTCTATTTGCAAAACATCTGGTAATTTTGCAGAAGGACGAACAGTTAGATCGGAGGGATAATCAAATCCAATATCTTGAATTTCAATTTTATTAATTAGTCCTATTGAAGAACTGTTTACCTTAAGAATTGCATTGTTGCCAAATGTAGATTTGATAAAAGAAACTTTTGGAATTTTTTTATAATTTCTACCTTTTGAATTCAGTTCAATTGATGATATTGTGCCATATACTGTTTTCGAATCTGTAGTATATTCAATTATAGCTTCGGATGATGTATATTCGGACTTTTCTGGAGTAGATGATGTAGTATATGTGAAAGAAGTTGAAGAGTTTTGGAAAATATTATGCAATCCATTATAAATGCTATCTACTAATAAAATTTGATTATAATTAACAACCTCATTGTCCGTTATAATCTCAGTTTTAACCGATTCATTATTCAATAAATCTGCTGCTTCTAACCTATAATATAAAACATTAGGAAAATTATCATTAGTTCTTAAAGTTACTTTTGCTAAAGAACTAATGCCAATACTTCCAGATTTTACAACTTCAAATGTATTATTAGTTCCAGTGGATTCAAATTTATTTAAAAATTCAGAATCTGTGTAAAAATTTAAATTAAATGCTGGATAGTTTTGTCCGCCTTTTGTAAATGATAATGATGAATCTGAAACATCAAAAACTAAATTATTATTTTTTGTTAATTTAATTGGCGGATTAATTTCGGAAATTGTTCCCGAACCCGCTGTGGTGATGCCAACAAAACTTGGATTTGTTTTTGTTGACTCGTAAAATGAATTTGAAAGTTTAATTTCATTATCATTAACAACTACAACATAATAAACTTGTTCACTCAATAATCCTCCAGAAAGTGCAGTTGTTGCTGTGTGGAGAATCTTTTGTCCCGTAAAATAACGATGATTGGGAATATTAATAGTATCATTTATGACATTTACATCTCCTGCTACAAATTCTCTAGGATTTGCAATTAATCTACGATTATAATTGTCATATTTCAACACAACCGTAGTAGTTATTCCTGGTTTTACCGAAATAACAACATTGTCCTCAGTTAAAAGTCCATGAGTAGAGGAAGTTGATACAGTAACTGTATTTTTGCTAATTTGTCCAGTTAATATATTTGAATAGTTAGTTGTTAAACTATGCGTATCTCCAGTTCCAACATTTGTAAAGTATAATAGATTAGTTGATGTACTTCCAATTCCAACAAAAATTCCAGTAGATCCTAAACCAACTTTAATAGTAGAAATGCCAATTAAGTCATCTGATAATTTAGCAGCATAAACAATTTGATTATCTAAAAGTTGAAAACTTGAAATACCATCAGTAGAAACAGAAACCGCTGTTCCACCATTTGAAGAATATACCAATTCCAATCCAGTTAGTAATCTGTGATTTGGTAAGTAAATTGACTGGGTTGGAACATTGATTTGCGTAATTCCAACTCCAGGATTTGTGAATGTTAAAGTGTATCCAATTCCAGGGCCAGAAGTTGTTCCAAGTCCGACAGATTCTTCTGGATTAAAATAAAATTCGGTATTTAAATCATATTGATATGATGTGGATAATCCGATATTAATTTCAAATTTTCTAGAATTTTCAGTTAAAGCTATTCCAGCACTATATGTAGAAACTCCAAGAGTTCCATTTTGATTTCTAAGAACTCTAATTCTTGAAGAATTTGTATCAATATTGAGAACTCTAACCTGTTCAGTTAAAATTTGATATATGTCATTCTCTTTTATTGAAGGATAAGTTAAAGATCCAGAAACTTCAAAATAAGTAACAAGTCCAGTGTACCCTACAGATCCAATTCCACTTACTAGTGTGAGTTTATTGGGTGTAACTGTAATCTTTCCAGATTGTTCTGAATCATTTAATGAACTAAAGGTAACAATTTCATTTGTAAGTAAATTGTGAGGTGATGTTGCAAATCCAATAAGTGCATTTGGTTTATTAAACGGCACAAATTCAATATTTGAAATTGTTGATGTTGCAACGCTAACTTGAGATACTGTTTTTCCTTTAATTGAAGAAACTTTTGCAATTACTCCCGCACCACCAGTATTCGAATTATCAAAACCAATTTGATCATCTATTTGATAATCATTTCCACCAGTTACAATACCTATTGAGTCAACTATTCCTCTTGAACTATTCTTAACAATAGAAAGTTGCTTTTTAATAGAGTTTGGATCTAAAAGGTAATCATAATAACTTCTGGATTTAGTCGCATTGTATGGTGTAGTATTTCTAATCCATTTTGTTTCATTCAAATTAATATCATCTTGATTTGATGTTTTATGGAAGTTAAATTCAATTGGAGTTGACTTATAAGTATTGCCAATCAAATATGGAAATACTGGTTTTCTATAATTTTGGAATGGGCCAACCGATTCAAGATATTGTGAGTTTATTGTAGAGAAATAAGCATAAACTCCATTTGGGTAATCTGGAGTGATGCAGAATCTTCCATTATGCTCATCCAAATCTCCACTGTTTGTAAATTCATAATCGTTAACAAAAATACCTAAAGGATAAGTAGATGTGCTTGGCCTTCCGGGTTTTGAAACCACTTCATAACCAGACTTTAATATTTTTATCGCTCCACCGGTTTGCGTTGAATATCCATATGGCCCGTAAATGGGATTACCATCATATGCCCAACCAATAATTGGAGAATGAATTGTTGAAGTTACTTCTTTTCCATTAAAAACTTGAAGATCTGGAATAAAAACTTCATTGGAACCAGTAAATTGTTTTGCCAATACTGAACTTCTTAATTTTCTTGCAGCATATGCATGAGAATATTCAAGTCCAAATGTTGAGATAATGGGATCTGCTACAATTCCATCATCAGATGAAATTTGATTTGCATTAAATAAACTTTCAACTAAATTAATTCTCCATTCCTTAATTTGTGCTTCAAATTTAGCTTCCGATCCAGCAGAAATTACATCAATGATAGTTGATGAAGATGAATACCCTATTCCGCCAGAAATAACTTTAACTTCAACTAAAGATCCGTTTGCAATAATTGGAGTTAAAATTGCCCCATTGCCAGAACCACTAACGCTTAATGTGGGTGGAGAATTATATCCAGATCCTCCATTTTTAACTAAAACTTCAGAGATTCTCCCATTAGAAATAATTGATAAAACTTGAGCACCAGTTCCATTAAGTAAAGAAAACTGTGGTTGTCTATTGTAATTTAAAATTTCCTCAGAACCATAGTTTGTTCCTCCATTTTCAATATAAACTGAATCAATGGATCCTCTAAAAATTGGTTGTAAAACGGCTTGATAATTTTGTCCAGTTAAAGTTGATACGCCAATATTTCCTTTAATAGAAACCTCAATTGGTGGATAATTAAATTCATGAATCCCACTTCCAGAAGAAGTTAGATCAATATATTGTTTTGTTGTATAATAAAAAGATTTTATTTCTGTTCCAATTCCAAGTGGAGATAATTTAAATTCGTTATTATCAATTTTAGTAATATAATAAGATGATGATGGTGATAAACCGCCTATAGATGATCCACTCGTGCTATAAGTAATAATTTCTCCACTTTGATATCCATGATTTTGAATCAAAATAGAATTTGATGCTGTGTTGATTCCAGATGAATTTATTGTTGTTTTTTTATTTTTATAACCTGTTCCTGCGTTGGTAACAATAATCGATATTAATTTCTTCTTTTTACCAATCGATAAAAATCTATGATTTCCTGTTCCATAGCTTGTTAAATCAATTGTATTAATTCCTACTGCAGCATCCGTAAAAGTTTTGTGCAATTTAATAGTAAATGCGTCTTGTACAGAAGCATAATACTTAGATCCAGTTGTTAAACCACCAACATTTGTTCCTCCTTGAGTGCTGTAAATTATTTCTTCAGCATCTCTAAATTTGTGATGACTAGAAAATCCAATTGTATTATTTGTTAAATTAACCAAAGATGCCGATTCAATGGAATTGAATTCAACACTATGATCAAAATCAGTTAAATTTGCTTTTACCGTTGCTCCAGATCCATTACCGCCGGAAATAGTAATAATTGGATCTTCCACATAATCAAATCCAGGATCAATAATATCAATTCTTTCCAGTTGTCCTGACACAGAGCAATACGCATTCGCACCACTTCCAATATCATCACTAATAGTTAAAACGGGAGGATTAAGAATATCATATCCAATTCCAGATGCAGTTACTGCAATATTTTCAATTTCTCCAAAATAAACTGCATTTTGAGATTTGTAATTAAGTACCTCGACACCATTTACAAATATTCCCGTAGATCCTGGAACAGTCTCATGTTGAATAACATCGTCTGTTGGTTCAATTAATTTTCTAATTAACTTTTGAGGTTCTAATTTTTTAAGAGTTAAGTCTGAATTTGTAAATTGAGCTAAATAAAATTTATTATTTGTTACTGTTCCGTTAACTGTAATATAATTGTTCGTAAAAATATTATCCTTACTTCTTGCCAATCTAATTGCTGAATCATCAACTTTTTTTACAAAATAAACTCCGTTAATTAAATCAAGTTTATTCGCCTCATTAGTTTCATAATAAACTACAGAGTCTCCGGTGTAAAACCCGTGCGTTCCGATTACAAGATCTGTTCCATTAAATGTTCCAGAGAAAGTTACTGTTCTATCTTTAATATCTAAAGCTTGATTTAAATATGTTGGTAGTGATGGTGAAGCAACATATAACGAATCCTGCAAATCAGAATAAACATTTTGAACATTTGAAGTATATTTACTTAATTCTGGGTAATTTGTAGAATTAACTTTTAATAGATTTTTTCTAATAGTATAAAAAAGATTTGTATCTAATATTCCTTGTCCTTTAATATCAAAAACTTTTTTATTTTGAATTAATACAATATCACTTGGAAGATATTCTACTCCAGTTGATGAAATTAGTGTTACTGAATCGCCAATTGATAAATTATGATCATCGTACAGGGTTATTTGATACGTGAAATCTGATGAATCTAAGAGAATAACAGATTTAACTTCATATCTTGTAGAAACATTAAAAAACCAATTATTTGCTTTTTGTTCTTCAAGAGATTTTCCAAGAGATTTAACATTAATTAAATCATTTGCAGAGTAGTAAGAATTAAAATTGAGAATATCTAAGTCAGATAAAACGCCAGTAATTCTAACTTTTACAATATTTGTGCCTTGATTATCTGAGTATCCATAAGCAAATGTATCTAATCTAATATCTTGCTGCGATGATAAATTTTGAGTAATTCCAGAACATCCAAAAAATTGATTTAACGTTTTTGATGTGTAAGTTATTGTGACTGATGTTTCATTATTTAAATCAATAATTAAAGATCCGGCAGAAGGAAATCCTACAGTAGAATCAACATCTAAAGTTTCTGATCCAATACTTACATCTGAGATTAATCTAGTTTTTGGATGAACTGTGAAGTTTCCAAGAACCGTTCCATTTACATTAATATCTCTATCATAATCTGCATCTAAACTAATAACATAATATTCCTTTTCTCCTCTAACAATTTTTTCTACATTTGAAATTGTTCCTTCTGCCTTATTAATATTAGTGGCAGCATCTTGATACAGAGTTTTGTTCTCTAAGTCTGTGGGATCACCCTCAATTGCTTCTACAACTAAATCTTTTGTAATTCTATATTGAGCATCTGAAGGTTGAATGAGATAATCTCTAGGCCTAATAATCTCAACATTTTTTCCATATAATGCACCAAAAAGAATTTTAAAAGAAGCATCAGTTCCTTTTGATGAATAAAAATCTTTAGATTGTTTGACAAATAAACCATCATTCAACTGTGAATATAACTCTCTATTTTCAAATCCTGGAGTAACTTGTTTTTTTAACTTATAAAAGAACTCTTTCAAAAACAGTACACTTAAATTTGTAACTGTTGTTGAAGATGTATGTTCTGCAGAGTCTGATTGTGAAAATACAAGTTGATCTGAATTTGATTCTCCTTGATAAGAAGTTACTCCACTAAATCCACGAGCACATCCAGTAAATGAAGTTGCTGTTTTTGCAGTATATGTAATAATTTCATCATCAATTAAAATTAATCCATAATGATCTGGAAAACCATATGTCGATACAACATTAATCGCATCATCAATAAATCCAACATCTTGAGTGAGTGTTGTTGAATCTGTTATGTTTGATAATTGATCGACTTTTACATATTGATCAATATTTTGCAAAATATCAGAAGTTCCACTTTGATATTCTAAAGACTTATAATACTGAGATAAAAATTCGGAAACTAATGGAAATTCTTCTCTGACAAAATTAGGAAGTTGTCCTTCAACAAGCAGATTAACGTTGACTCTGGTTTCTGACATATGATTACGATCTTACGAAGGCTCCGTTTGTGTAACTTGAGGTTACTGTGTAAGTTGATCCTGAAATACTAGCGCCAGAAGAAATTTCATCTGATACCATATTTAACACACTATTATTAATATCTAGTTGCAAATATAAATCCTGTAATCCAATAACATCATTTGACTGCGGAATCGCGGAAACTTGAATAATTGGAATTCCATTATCAAATTTAACAGTATTTGTAATTTTAATCGGATTAAGTAAAATTTCACCTTTTACATAATTAACACTTCCAATATTATTACGAAGAACAATCGGTTCTGCGGAAGAATTTAATTTAAACAGAAAAATTCTTCCATTTAATCCATCAGCATCGGGAATATCTGATAAGTATACAATATCGGATATTCCATCAACATTAAATCCGGAAGATTTTATATTATATCCATTCTTCAAATCTTTGATATGAAATTGATTACCAAAACAAATTTCATATCTTGCTAGTTTATCCTTTTCAATTTTTCCATCTCGACGCATCACAATTTTAGTGATATTTGATGTGATAGCCTGATTGGTATCATCTATAATTTTTAAAAATTTACTATACTTAAATCTTGCGCCATACTTATTAAGTTCCGTAGAGTTTGCATATTTTTCAATATTTGATGCAACTGAAGTTTTTAAAGAATCTACTCCAGAAGTTGTATTTGTGTTGTAATATACTGTGCTATCATACTCAACATACAAATACTTGAGATCTAAAATTTCGGGAACGATACCTGCAACACTATAACTTCTCAATCTTGTTTTGATGTTATCTTTAACGCTATTGGGTACGAAAGATCCATTAAAAGGTTTAATTGAAATAAAAACTTTTCCATAACTTGGGGGAGTCAGTTCTTCTCCACCGAAAACTGAAATGGACTCGGCTTCGGGATAAAGTGTAGGAATGATAGTTTCATAGTCAGAGGCAGTTACAGCGCGGTTCTGGGACGCATAGATGCGTGGTGCGTACTTTTTAATTGAATCTATCGATTCAATCTCTGCGCCGTTCTGAGAGGTAACATCTGTCGTTAATAAAGAAATTCCAGATGTTACGACAGTTCCATTATTATCTACGATCCTACCATTATACGTGAATGAAGAAACTCCATTTCCAGATTCTCCATTCGTCACAACATATGCAACTTCAATATAATTTAAATTGTCAAGTTTTTTGCCAAAAACATTGTCACCAAAAATTAATTCATATCTTTGATCTTCAATTTCTTGAATGAAGAAAACCTTTGATTCACTATTGACTCCAATTAAGTTATCAGCAAGGCTAAACTTGCGGGTGAAAGAACTTTGTTGAGTGTTTCTTACAATTACACGAATAAGTTTACTATCAATATTTGCATTTGGAAGAATAAATCTTTGATTTGGATTATTTGCGTCTACGGTAAAGTTTTGAGTTAAATATGTACCCTCATAAACTTCAATTCCATCAAAGGAAGCAATTCCGTTCACAACTGGAACAGTGACATCATCCTGAATCGAAAAAGTATAACTTTCAGTACCAAAACTTGTGGCACTTGTGCAAACAATACCCTTTCTAAGAGTTAGTGTGATTGGATTTGTTGTAAATCCTGTAGTATCGACGAAAAATGAAACTGTTGCCTTTGAAGCCGAACGTGATTTGGGGACATAACCAATATTTCTTGCGAGAGAGACGACATTTTCTCTTAAAGTCGCACTGTCAATGAAAACCTCATTGCTAACCATGTTAGCATTATATGAGGAGATATATGTATTATACGCAAGAACGTCAATAATAGTCGATAAGTTCGATCCTTCAAAGTCATAGTCAGTAAAATTCGAATTCGATCTAAGATAATCCTTAATCGAAGTTTTAATTTGATCGAAATCGAGATTTGTAAAGTTAACTAGTGCCATTTATCGTGTCGGTTGTAAGGCAAATGACAATTGTTGAGGTAAAACATCAATTCCAACAATTGTATATCGAATTGTGACGTTAAAAGTGTTATTATCGTAGTCTGGACTGACATCTACACCTGTCAAATTCACTCTTGGCTCATAATTTTCGATTGTATTACGAATTTCATCTTGAATAATTGACGCGGAAACACGATCAACATTATCAAAGAGTGCTCTAGAGACTCTAGAACCCAAATTTGAGTTAAAAAAACGTTCTCCAGGGTACGTCAGAACAAGATTTCGAACAGAACGAGCAATGGCTGTCTCATTTTTAGTCACAATCAAGTCATAATTCAGGGGATTTACCTGAAATGACATACTGATGTCCTTGAATGCCTTACTTACCCGTTCTGTGGGCATGAAAATATGATAAATCTAACTTATTTATTCGTGTTTTTTGACTTATTCATGCCACCTTTCAACAAAATCATCAAATCCGCCTGCACCGCCACAATGTCTTGAATAACGATCATTGGGCATTTTGTAATTTTTAAGTTTTTTTGCTTTTTGAAGGTATTTTTCTGAAGAAATTTCGGTAATCAATGTCATTCCTGACTGAATGAAGTCTTCACCTTTATCAATTGGACTGTTGGCCATTGGTTTTTGCTCCTGATTCGTTAAAATCAGAACTTTTTACGGGGTTGCTATCCCTAATTTCATACATAAAATCGTCTGAAGTCTCAATTCTTCTTAAATTTTCAACAGAATACTCAGTTAGATCGATTTCATACCCTGGATTTTTTGCAATTCGATTACGAATCCACGCATCATCATACCGCAAAATTTTATTATTTGGGTATGCATAAAAGTTTCCATTATCCATCTTGAAAAAATGAGCACATTTATGCTCTGGAGTCTCACTGAAATTAGTATTCAGTGTTGATTTTGACTCCCATGCCCAATCAAGAGTGAACATGTAGACACCTTCATTTTTTTCTCCTCGATAATTGATGAGTTCGGCGCGTAAATTAGCCAATCTTGAACGAACTTGAACATCAACATAAGGAGAAAAACAATCCCACCACATACATTCTTCTAATTTTGGAACTGGTGCATCAGGTTTCCAACAAAATGCATGAATTGGCCTTCGTGTCCAATTTACTCCATTTTCTAGAAACGTTTCAAAGAGGGGTACGTGCTTTTCCAATGATGCTACAGAGTGTACATCACACAATGTTACCTCACCGTGTCCTTGTTTGTGATTGTAAAGAAATTCATTACGAATATAACAAGTGAATGTTGGAAGATTATGATTCAGATATGCCATAAAAAAAAGAGTGCTTAATTCTATTTAAGCACTCAAAAAATTATTTACCTTGGCCTCGATATTTCTTTTTACGTCCATTACGAGAGGTAGCAGATAACAAAGTATTTGCTGAACGTCCCTGCCGAGTTTTTTTCGGTGGGCCTGGTTCAAAGATTACCTTATTCATTCCACCTTTAATTGCCATAATGTTCCTCCAGTTCTAATAGGTTTGCATCGAATGATTGATCTTCATAGTATTGTTGAGAGATTTCTTCTAGTACCTCTGCACATTGTTCATGAGAGAGACTCTGATAGATTCTCCGGCCTTGATATAAGATATCAAAAGTCTTAGATGACTCTGGTTTTTTCATGTCCCACACGAATCCTCGGATCGCACCAGATCTCAAAACCAGCATCCTTGGCATCGAGACAGAATGAAACGTCTTCTCCACACATATCCTGAACCGCACCGGACTCAAAGACTTGCATCTTTGGAGCAAACCAAGGATATTCAAGATTTTCAAAGACTCCTTTCTTAATCAGAACCCAACCAAATCCCGTGTAATCCACTGTGAAAGGCTTACGACGTTTCGAGATACCCTCCACATTTTCGTGATTCATCACACCACCATTGCGGCGAAAATCATCTTCTTCCAACCAGTGAGCCACTGAGGTTGTGTGTCCATCTTCTGTTGCGTACCAACCAGCAACAATCTCCTTCTCCTCTCCTTCTGCATTCAGAGCAAGATCACAGAGTTGCCAGAACTTTTCTGAGTTGAATACAATGTCACTGTCAATCCAGAGTTGATAATCATATTGCAGTTTACCATCCCAAGGAATTTGCTTAGGCCCACGAAGAACATTTGCACCAAGACACTTACAACGTGCAAAGTTTACCATGGAAGAGTAATCCTGAGAAATCTGAATACTCATACCATTCTGTACCATATCAAAGCATAGTTGTACAAATGCTTTGAGAAAAGTAAAAGAACAACCTCTTCCAGGAAGACAGAAGACGATTGACTTACCTTTCATTCTTTCTTTAATTGCAACATAATCCCACTCTTCTTTCTGAACCTGGGGAGTTTTTGCCTTTACCGTAAATCCTTTTGCCATAAGAAAAAATAACCTTCAGATCAATTTTATCAGTTTATTTAGAATTTGTCAATGGGACGAATTAAGTATAATCTTTTTATCTACAATCAGTTCTTCATAGGATAGTTCTGATTTGTCTGCTACCAGATCCGCAAGACGGTTTAATGCAATCCAAGCCAACTTAAATTCTTCTTCTTTTAGAGAATGATAGATGCATGTACCACGAGCATAGATATGGTAAATTTTTTCCACGAAATTTTTTTAACTCAACGCATTATATAGCATCACTAGAAGAAACCCAAGAATCGTGAAACCCGCAGAAAAAAATGTCTTTGGATATCTAATTAACCATCCAGCAAGCACAACTTTCCAGAAATTCCAGTAGGGGGGTTTTCTTCGCATTTTTTCCTCCGGAAATTTTTTTGAGATGAATATAAGTCGCTCGGATTGTCACCTCTGTAGGTTAGGGTAGTTTGCCTTTTTTAGAACGCGGTTCGCCCTTATACGCTTATAACCCCCGCTACGCCCGCCGACGTTATAACCGAACCGCCACAAACACTGCCGATCACGAATAACTGCTGAAACGAATAAGAGGGGTGCCACGTATAACCGAAGCACCCCAAGCTACATCAGAACTGAATCTCCTCCAGAGTACCATTATCACTGACAGTCTCACTCTGAAGCTCAGCAGCGAAACTGTCAATCACCGACAGAATCTCATTGCCATTGTTGGCACGATCCAGCAGGGAGAAAAGAACTTGCTTAGACATAATGTAGAAAGAAAAGTGTTAGAAACTGTGGGTTGGGAAGGAGTATGTTTAATGTCCCCTCATTCCCGTTGGGACAATGTAACCTACTGTGCTACGAGTTCTTTACACCACTCATCACACTCACGAATCTCATTATAAAGATGCTCGTCATACTTGAGTGCCGATTCTATCACCGAGGGACGATTGATAGCATTATAGCACTGTTCACAGATCTCTTCGAAAGTGTACTTGCTTTGTGGAATGTAACGCATGATGATAATGTAGAAGGTGTTCAGTAAGTGTGAATCAGGCAGCAAACGAAACTCGGGAAGCTTTAGGATTGCAGTAATAACGGGGAGTTGAATGTGTCCACCCCTGATAGTCAGTATGAAGATCCGCAAGTTCAACGGCAGAAAGTCCATCGACACCTGCAGCTTTCATGCTGTTAGAACCGTGTGAATTAAGTTGTGCACGATTCTTAACAACATTCGTGCTCACCCATACTGTTTGTTTGGTGTGCAGATCGGTTGCCTGAGTGTAGAGTGCCATGCAGTTGTGTTCCTCTCAACATGGCCATAATAGGGTATCAGGGGGCTGGAGTCAAGGGGCTAAACCATCAGAGTTGCTTATGAGTCTTCGGTTATACTTTACCACTCAACATCGAGATCCTCCACATAAGCCTCCACAGTCTCATCTCCATCGAGTGCGAATAACTTACGCCAATCAATCTGTCTGGCATCGAAGTCATTGTACACTGAAAGATCCAGCGTGACACGTACATTCTTTTTCTGGGCTTGAAGATAAGAAACTGACATGGCTTTGGAGGAATGTGTTACTGGAGCTACTATAAGATCTCGGAGCGTTTATGTCAAGTGGGTTGGGAGTATTTATGAGCGGTTCTTATGTTTTGAGGGACTTTGGGGGGATTCGGTTATACTCGGGGGACTTGACATTTGTGCGGTTGTGTGGTAGCCTGCAGGCTAAGATCACAAGGACTCAGCACATTTATAAGGAGCTAAATGATCCGAATTCGTATCAGAATCACATAATAATCACGATAATTATCAAGATTCTAAAACATTAGGCTTAATTAAAAAAGCCATTTTTAATTCATTTTATTACATTTTAGAACCTTTTTTACGTTTTTTGATCTTATAAGCAGTAGACAAGTTCTCCTGAGGGAATCTCTACACTTTCAAGATAAGAATCATGCCACTGACAAGTATCATAGCATAACCACTCTCCTTGTTGAGTGTAAAGATAAGCAAAAAA